AGAGGAGGATGAGGATGAGGATGCAGAGGAGGTTGCTCCCCCCCCTGTACCCAAGAAGACGATTGTCACCAAGAAGAAGGTAGTGACGACTTCCGCCAAGAAGTAAAAACAAGTAAAGATCTCTAAGATAGACACATAAAGCCAAACTTATTTTACATGGTATATGACTCTATCGTCCAGCGGTTAGGACATCGGACTTTGAATCCGGGAACTCCAGTTCGATTCTGGATAGGGTCATATACACAGATGCTAGGATGACCGAGTTTGGTTAAGGTGGAGGTCTTAAGAACCTCTGGAGAAATCCGCACGCGTTCAAATCGCGTTCCTAGCAATTTTTTACCTGCTTTTTTAAAGATAGTAAAAAATTTACATAGAATAGATGGCAGACCCACTACCTCTTCATAATAATACTAATGATCCTCAACCTCTTAATAACAATATGAGTTTAAGATTTAATGATCCGGTTCTACTGAATCTTAACGACCAACTGGGCGAGCATTTTTTTTCAAAAGAGGGAATCAACAGTAATTTAGACGAATATTATAGACAAGGAAACCCTGAATTGCCTGGAGAAAGATATCTATGGAATTTTATGAGTAAATTTCCTTGGCCAGAAAATGGTGATAATTATAGTAATAATCAAACTATTACATTTAATAAAAATGATATTAAAGAATTAAGAGAAAATAATTTATTAATTCAACGTAATCCCAATTACAGTGAAAATTTAAAAAACTCTATTACTGCACTTTTAAATGAAGTGAATAATCTTAGTGGAGGAAAACGTAAGCGAAAGCTGCGTAAGACAAGAAAGCATAAGGGTAGTAAATATAGAAAGAACAGAAGTCTACGTCATTAATTGTATTTTTAAAGATAGTAAAAAATTAGATGAAAACATATTTAATGAATAATACAAGAAAGGAATATATCCTACTTGATAGTTTACGATTTCATAGACTCCCGCACTATCTTTTAAAACTTGGAGAGACTTCTAATTGGAATATAAGAGATGATGATATTGTTATAAGACTTTCATATAGTGATCTTGCATATAAGAATATTTTCAATAATTCTCTTGAAGAAGCGGTTGAAGTGTTAGAGGAGGTTCTTACTATTTCTTCATAGTCTTTCTACGCTTTTGGCATTTTTTGCCACAGCTACTTTTTAGTGCTTGACAAGGTACTATAGTTTCCACCCAAGTTTGGGGATAATCATGCACTACATAAGAATCGTCGTCTTCTTTATAGATTGCTTTCAGACCATTTTTTCCTTGAAATACTTTTGCTGTTCTTCCACACACTTTTGCTTTTTTAATAACTTTATTTCTTGGTATATTCTTCTTTTTACGGGTCACACCACGAACACTAAAAAAGCCCATTCTATTCTTATCGCAACTTAAAGATCTGGCTCTATCTATGGTTAGGAACTGGCGGTTCCTCTCGCAGATCTGCTATCCGCAAAGCGATTCGCCTCGTTTCGCTGCGCTCCACTCAGCGTCAATTGTATAGTGGTAGTATTGCTCTCTTCCAAGGAGTAGGCGCGGGTTCGATTCCCGTTTGACGCAAAGACTCGCCACGAGTCATCATCCCATATAGTCTAACAGTTAGGATACTTGGTTTTCACCCGAGAGAACCGGGGGCAGCACCCGGTATGGGAAATTCGCTTCTTTTAGGAGAAGCCCTGCTTCTTTAGCTCAGCAACCGCGTGCTAAAGAGGCATTCATGCTTCTTTAGCTCAGCAACCGCGTGCTAAAGAAGCCCTGCTTCTTTAGCTCAGTGGTAGAGCATCTCTCTTGTATTTTTGCAGGAAAGAGAAGGTCCTGGGTTCAATCCCCAGGAGAAGCTAAACCGGATTAGCTCAGTTGGTAGAGCATGGGCCTTTTAAGACAATGTCTAACGGAAGCCCAGAGTCGCGGGTTCGAGCCCCGCATTCGGTATTTTTTATGAGACTCTTAGCCTCGTAAAAAATACTCCAATACACCCAAAACAAACACATACCCTTTTACACAGATCCACAAGTCTTACAAAATCCCTCCAGCGTAAAGAAGTCCAATCGTTACTCCAGTAAGTATAATAATTAACCAAATAGCGGCTGCAATGCCAAATGCATAATCTCCCACAGTTATCACCTCGTCTGATTCAGTATCATTATCAAATAAATGATAGTTTACATCTATTGCCACATGATTTACAGCAGGTTCTGAATTAATTGACGTCATTATATGATACAATCACATTTTCTTTAACTACTTTGTCCAGACAAGCCAGAAGCACCACCAGCGCTAGGATTAAAAGGGTATAGACTCACATTTGAATCATAAGGCTGTCCACCATTCTTAGCAGCTTCGTTTGACACCGCATAGCATGCCGTGCAGCCCAGCTTGATTTCCGCAATAACTTCCGCACTTGTAATACCAGGAGATTTCAATGCAAGATTTGCATTCGATGATAAAACTGACGCCTCTTTCCATGAATTATAATACGAATTCAAGGCCATATTGCGATTCTTAATAGTAACTGATGATGCATCACGGACTGTGCAAGGCATTTCCTCTATTAATAGGAATATAATTTAGCTCCCCAACTTCGTATTTTTAGTAAGAGGACAAGATCTTGCAGGTGGGGCTGGCGGAGCAGGTGTCGGTGGGCATAATTGTATGACAATTGGTGGAAGTAGTTGAGGATTTGCAGCCGCTGCAAGAGTCTTTTGTTCTAGAGCTGCAGTTTTCAGGCCTTCAGATCCATATTGCTTCTTTATAGACATTGCTAAGAGTTCCTTTGCACGTTCTTGTGTAACACCGGCGCCCACAAGTGTTGTCCCATTTGTCGTAGCTGTTAATAAGTTTGTACGAGAGTTCTCGGATTGTGTAATAGGGTATTGTATACTGTTTCGCGGTATACAACAATCTATATCGGCATTTCCCAGGCGGGGAATGAAGCCCGGTCCCATGGTTGCTATTTTTCGCTGTAATCGTCCTCCTTCTGTATTTGCAGCTGCCCCATTTAGTGGCATCCTTAATCTCCTCTTGAGCTAGAAATGGATGGGCTTTCTATTCTCTTCGGAATACTCACTTTTACATTCTTGTTATTCCTTATCGGGATGAATTTTGTAAATAGACGACCAATCGTGTCAATGAAAGAAGGCTTTGCTAGTGTTGAAGGTGCAACCGAACTAACCCCTGCCCCGTCGGAAATAGAGTTGATGATTCGTGCGGGGATGGACAAAATGGCCTTAAATACAAGTCCGGACGGTACTCCCATAAAAGATGGTGCTGATCTCTGTGAAATTTTTCAGAAGATACGTGTGTCTATGTCAAGTGGCAAACAGGCTATGAGTAAGAGTAAGGCTGATATTGCAGATGCCAATGCTAAACAAAATGTAAATGTTAACATATCAACACAGTCAACAACACAGTCCAATGATGCTGAAATAGTCAAGCAAGTGGATGATGAACTACGTATATTAATTCCTGGCGGATTTCTCTCTTGTCCCCTCTTACAATACCCCCCGTCAGGTGCGCCTGATGATGCGTGGCTATCATGGTTGCAGGAGTTACCGCGAGACTTTGCAGCCCGTGTATTCTTTATGTCCCTATTTGTGGATGAAAGAGCGGCTGATATGGTATCAAAATTAACGACCCAGTTAAATACTCCTATTGACTTAAGCACTGTGCCTCAGATTGTTATACAAGAGTCCTTTCTAAGTATGTGTACACCTGGTCTTTCTGAAGTAAAACAGAAAAATGCAGATGCAGCGACTTGTGTTGATCTAAAGACTCAAGATCAAAAGAAGGCCTTTGTAACATATGTTTTGAACGATATGTTAGAAACGAAGCGCCAGAAAATCTTGAAACAATTTAATGTACGTGGAAATGATTCATCAGAGTCAGCAGGTACGAATGATGACATTAGAAAACACATTTCAAATGCCAAGGCTAATTTAGCCAAGATGCAAGACATTGGAGAAAATGTGTTAAATGGGACAATGATCCCGAAGTCATTTGATAATGTTAAGGGAGAAGATACAAGTAATAAAAAATGTGCCAAACGCTTCAGTGCGGTTCCTTAAAGTTTACGAGTGCCTCGTTTGCCTCCACTGCCTTTTGCACCTTTAGAAACCGTATAATTCTTATTCTTGGATCTCTCGATCTCAGTCCGCCGAACCTTTTCACGCAAAAGTGTTGCTATACCCTTTTGCTTTCCAGAACAACGCAGACCAAAGGCAGGAGTAAACTCTGTTGGCCGATTTCTTATCTGTTTAAGAACAGTATTCATCTTTTTTATTAAACAATCTAGTGAGGTCTCAAAAAATTCAGTCTCCTTTTTGCCGAATATAGAAAGTCCGTAATATAACTGCAAATATAAATCTGGCGTTGCTATACGAACCTCTTCGCCTGTATTTAGCCGCAAAAGATTATAGGAATGGCAGGCGTCCTCTTGGAATATCAAAGCAACAGGCTCGCCATTGCGTTTTACCGTCACAAAATTGAAAATCTGATCTGCCGGCGTGATAGATTCTGTAACACGAACACCACCCTCTTCTTGCGTCAAAATCGATTTCATATCTTCTGCATCGATGCGTGCCTTATCACTAAATAAGATAACGGGACCGCCGAGATGCAGCAAGCTATTAAAATCAATGCGCGACTGCTGCTTCTCATAAAGCCCGATGAATTCCGGAGATACTATAACACTTTTGTGTTTTATACAATAATTTAATATTGTTTTGCGATCTCTCATATTCGTGGGCTTGGTTCGGATATCTTGGTGGCAACTCCCAGTCGGATACGCCTCATTTAACAATAGAAGTCGCTCATATACTTTCTTCCAGCGTGATACTTCTCCGCGAGGCCGACTTAGCTCGAGGTACATCATCATTTTCAAGAATTCTGAGTCGCAGTAAAAAATGCCGTTGACGACCTTTGCCCGTTTCTGAAGTATGCGAAAAAATGCGGGATTCATCGATGAAATATCAGCCACGGGCACAAAATTCACGTAGATTTTCATGGTGCCTTCATGCACACCGAGCTTCTTCTTCACTTCCGTAAATCCCTCTTTTTCAAGATCTTGCATCAGCATATCAACATCGCTTGCAGGATTAGGAGTAAAAAAGTCATAATCTGGAATATTGTAATTTGTATCATAGAATTGTCTTTCTGGCATCAAGAGTGCATTTATTGCCTGTCCGCCATAACAAATGCGCCGATGTTTCCGCAAAAAACGCTCGACCACTTCGATCGCCTTCAAAATATCGGGATCATGGGCGATTAAATAATCAACTCGCTTCTGCGCCTCTTTTACAGTATTCTCCAGATATTCAAATTGTTTTTGAACATGTGGCTTCGTAAGAAAAGGGGTCAAAATATCACGACCGTCTTCATCCATTTAATTAATATGGCTATTTAATCTCCAGTTGGCCAGGCTGCAGAGCATTATTAACACGGGCATTGAGAGCAGTGGTTGGCTTCATGGGCTTCACTTCAGGAGGTTTCGTGTAACGAGCCGCGTCAGGTTTCAGACGCCAGGCATAGCCGTCCCATTGTTTATAGATTGCAAGTACATCTGGAGACTCATTAAATAAGAAGGGGATCGGAATTGTCTGTATTCCTAGCTGTGTTACGGAATCTACCGTGGAAGGATCAGGAATCCCCGTATTTGCGTCAAGCAGCGTGGCATTCCAAACAATGCGAGACTCTTGTGTCCAGTCAACCTGATTCCCTTTTACATCCCCTAAATGAATCGAGTACGACGACGAAGGCGATTTGGACGCCGAAGTCGTAGAGACAATTGGTTTATAGACAAAATTCGCGTAATTATACAATTTAGGAGTTATACTAGTATATTCACCCTTTGTCTCAATATCCACATTGAAATTCGTGAAGACAATGATACGTTTTTTCAAATCCTCCAATATAATTTGCGTTAGTATATTATTCTGTGCCTTTCCACCTACAGCTGAGCCGTAGTTTTTAATCGTAGATAAATGGAAAGGTTGAATTGGGCTCAATTCTTTGGCAATATCATTCATAAAGAGGACATATGCCTTTTCGCTTTTTATAGGATCGGGTATATAGCCCTCGACCCCGTCCAAAAATAATAAGATAGGTTCATCGGCCTGTGACTGATTTGTTGACATGTACTGTAAAAGATTCTTGCAAAAATCATTTATAGTGAATCCATTAAGACTCTGGATCACTCCATTATTATCACGACATACTATGGCGGGTTTTCCTGACTTTGGCCAATTAGGCGGCATCTTATTATCATCGTAGTACACGCTGATTGGCAAAACAAAGGATCGGATACCGGCTCGGAGAGCTTGTTTCAGATAATAAGATGCATTGAATACTCCATTTTTCATGGGACCGATATAACCTCCTATACTGGCCGTCAAAGGACACAGATTTACTAAATAACGTTGTCTAATATCAACATTCTTGAGGAGATCACTATATAATGATTTTTGCCCATCATACGATGTGGCCAAAAAATCCAATCTTGAAATTTGGTTTTTCATGGCGAGTGCAACATTGGATTCGGCTGTGCGAGGGGCAACTGATGATGATCGTATGGCAACGGAACAGATACCATATATTGCGGCAGCAAGAATCAAAACACAAGCAACTGCTAAGAGGACTTTTCCAACAACTGGATTTGGTTTTGCACTTGTAAATCCATAAGCAATGGCCTCATAGGATTTTGTTACCAATTCTGCCATCTCTCTACCGTCAAATATAAAATTTAAGAACATCAGTTCTTAAATTTTATATTTTTGGACTGATGTGAAGTACAAAGAATTTAAGACGACTGAACTCGGTACTTCACGTTACCGTGTTGCGCCGAATAATGTTCTGAACTCGGACAACTTCATGATTTTAACGCCGAGAGCCACCGCCTTTTTCGTTTTCCCAGATTCTTTGAATTCACCGTCGGCCACAACCAGAGCTGACGTCTTTGATGAAACAGCATCCTGCATAGCCCATCCTGCCGCCCCTAAAATCCCCTCTAACTCCTTGTCACGAACACCCGTAAAGACAACATACTTTTCTGGAGTCTTGACTTCTGCTGCAGGCACAGCAGCAGCAACAACAGCTCCAGGAAAGGACTCCTCAATCCAGCCTAGTGCGGCAGGTAGAGAATTCAGAAGAGTCTTCAAACTATCAGCCGACCAGCCATCTGGCACTGTGGTAAATGCCCTCCCCCATTTCTTCGGATCACTCTCCTTATCAAAGAGAATCCGCAACTTCCTCTCACCTACTCCACGTGGCAGACGATTGCTGGCAATAAGAAGCGTCATATGTGTGGCAGCCGCTAAGCGATCACGTAGCGACTTCATAAATGCCGGCGCTCGCCCTCCACCTATGGCCTGAGAAAGACCAGCCAGCTTCGCCGTCCAAATCTTGATCATCGTATCAAACCCCTTTTCCACCAATTTGGCAACTAGCCCAGGACCAATTCCCTCGACCCCAAGAGTCTGGAGTGCATGAAGAATGATTTTATCGGCGGAAGCATCGACCGTGGCAACAGCATGCACATGATTCGCATCCCACTCCCATTGGCCTTCAGGTGGTGCAGACCATGTCCCTCCAGAACACCTCTCTAACACCTCGTCGAGAGCAGGAATGACGTCTCCACTACGGCGCACCACAATTCGCGCTCCTGCACCGAGTCCATTATCAGCGATGAGCGCAGCATTGTGGCCTGAGAGCCATTGAATTGTCGCCCCGCCAATTTCCACCGGCTCGATCTGAATACGAGGAATCCAGACATTCAGACGACTAGCTGTCCAGACCACATCGACAATGCGCGTCTCAGCCTTCTGGTCATCAAGCGACACCTTGAAGGCCACAGAATCAGGCGGATTCTTGGCCTCGCCGCCACCCAATCCCACGGGTACGGCATCGGTTGCCACGACCAGGCCATCCAATGGATAGGCTCCCATTGTCTTGCGCTCAATCAAACCGCGTGTCAGAGTTTCCTCAGTAATCTTCTCAGCCGGCCAAGAGCCCCACCAAGGAGTCTCAAAGCCATTCTCAGTGAGCCAGGTCATCTGCGCCCCACGCGTAAGACCAGCCGGCTCAACAACTTGGTAGGCCACGAAACGAACGGCGGCGAATTCAGCCGGCAACTTTGAGCCTGGCTCGATGGCTCGGTGCATCCAACCGTTTACGATCGAACGCCCGATACTTCCGGCTGGGGTATCTGCCTTTCGGAGCAAAAGTTCACCACGGATGATCATATCACGACCAGCCAAAGGCAAAGCCAAGCCACGACCCAAAGCAGCCGAACAATCAACCCCTTTTACACCATCCCCACGCAGATACAACGACTTCTTACCCCCCTTCAATACAAAGAGAGCTGAGAGACCATCCAACTTTTCGCTCACGATGAAATTCTTCACACGAGCCGCTCCTCCGTCGCGCCGAAGCCAGCGTACTAAAGCACCCTCTCCAGCTCTCACCTTGTCTTGAGATCCCATACATACGGGCAACACAACACACCCCTTTGACACAGGTGCACCAATCACGGAGAGAAAGGGATGAGAAGGGGAGCGACGGCGAAGTTCTTCTAGACCCAGATCAAATTCATCATCAGTCATTAAATATTTATCGGTATTGTGATATGCCCAATTTGCCTTCTGGAGACGCTCAACCAAGTTGTTCGTATCAAGAGGGGTATACCAAGGCATTCTTTGCAGTTTCAAGGGACTGGTATTTAACTCGCGACCAGGGTTCAATTTTTACGGCTGCAGAGAAGAGTAAAAATTGCTACATCTCAATATGATCATTATGTTCATATAAAGGTGTAAATATTTATTGAGAATATTTAACGTCTATTAGATCTTGATTTCTTACCTTTCTTATTCTTCTTCACTCTATTTGTATATCTATTGCCTCCTCTGCGAGCCGATGGTCCCGTGCCCGCCGCTGCTGCTGCCGCCGCTGCCGCCGCAGCCGCCGCCGCAGCATCCGCCTCGCGTAACTCTCTCTCTTGTCTCTGTATATTAGTTTCTTGAGTAAGTGCCTGTTGTTGTGGCCCTATTGCTGCCCCTCGACGCTGTGCATATCGTGCACGCGCGTTGGCCTCTCTCTGTGTATACTCTGGAGTTGGACCCGATGCAATAACGCTTTGTGTACCTTCAATATCACTTTTAAGTCCTGCAAGATCAGCATTTATAATTTTTTTCCAATGATCACATCTTGTAGGAACACCACCAAAGTCTTTATCTGCCTTTGCATAAGCTGCATCTAAGGTTGTATTTATTTTAGTTAATGCAGTTTGTAGTTTTTGGAGTGGTGCAAGTTTTTGTTGAGTATTTGTTACAGTCTCCATTTCTTTACTAAAGTTTTTATACGCTGCCGTATAACTTGCCGATGCTTGATCATGTATTTGTTTGAAAGCATTTACAATCCCTTCTGTTTTCTGAGTAGGAGTCATAGGCGCAGGCTTCTTTCCCAATCCAAGAAAAGACATTTCTAAATACTATAAACATAAAAAATACGCAATTTAAAAAGGGTTTTATTTACGATTTAGATAGGCTTCCATAACTGCATCATATGCGTCAAAATGTTCCTCTATGGTCATATCCTTTTTCTCTTTCTCAGTCTGTAAACCTATTTTTTTCACTTTTGCAGCCTTTGTCATCTTAGGCTTCAGTTGGCGGACTTCGGAGAGTGGCTTATTTGCCAAAACTTCATGAAAAAAACTGCCGGATTGTCCTACCGCCCGCGCTAATCTAACAGGATCTTCTACCAGAGAAGGAGCTGCCGGAACCTTCCATTTTGGAACCTCTGAGAGTATAAGTGCCATTAGAGCAAGACAATCGCGTTGGAAACGCCCTGGCATACGATGTTCACCTGAACGCCAAAGACGCATAAGTTCGCCAAACTCCTCATGCATTCGTATAAGACTCTTACCAGCCAGTTCCTTGTAAATTTCGCCTAAAACGGCGGCGACAAAATGACCGGCATCAGACCGTTGTTTGGAAC